TTAAGTAATACCACAACTCTGGTAGCATAACTCCTAGTCCATTGGTGTGTGTTTCTACAATAATTCCCCATAACAACATTAATAAGTAAGCACCAAATATAGTAATACACATTGATTTAAAACTATTATCGTGGTACCATCTAGCAGTTTCATTTCTAAGTAATCCTCTTGTAAATCTTAATGGTACATTTTCAAATGGTACATCCCATCTATGAGTTAAGGATCTTAAGAAACCAATTTGATGTGGACTGTGTGGATCTCTTTCCTCGTCTAGATATACATGATGCATTCGATGTATTATTGCCCATGCTAATGGACTTCCGATGTTGCTTACTATACAAAGAGAGCAGAAGAAGTGTTCTAGCCATTTCCATTTTACAGTAATACTGTTGTGAGATAAACTACGATGTGCATATATTGTTATCGCCATTGCTCCAAAGAACCACCATGCAAGAACATAAGGTACTAAGTCCCAACGACCAAATACTATTATCCCTATTAGGCACAGCTGTGTCCACCACCAGTACCTGATACGAAAATTTATTTTATAGGTTGTTAAGTGTTCGTCTCTAAAATTACTGAACCAATTACGCAACCTTTGAAATCCGATATTGAACAATGTATGTTTACTCCTATTAATTTTTCAGCCATCTCTTCACTTGGAACCAAGTTAGGAGAAATGTATGAGAACATTCTGGCTTCTTTCATACCAACGATAGGATGTTGTCTAGCTTTTACAAATGCTTCCTTTAACACCCACACCTTTGCTAGATAATTACATTTCTGTCTATCTAACAGTCCATTATATATTTCCAATTCTTTTTCAGATAAAATAGTTGTTGACCATTTATCTCTGCGTCTCTCAAATCTAGATTCGAGAACCATGTCTATTCCATGCCCGATAATCATACACTATTCTCATAATGTTTTATCAGCATTTCTTTTTTCTCTTCAGCAGCAGCAATCTTTTCTAATTGCTTATCAACTTCAACCATAATTTCGGAGTGCTCTCCGATACCTACAGGATTCGCTAAGTACACTTGCATATTTGCATTTGCTGTAGCGATGTCTCCATCATACTTCTTAATTAATGCTTCCTTAATTAGATTTCTCATCTCTTTCCTCCAGTATTGACAGCTCTCCTTTTTCAGGATCTACTGCGTATTTTATATTGTTAATCGTTTCAGTATCCATTTTTTGAGTTTCATGAATATCCCAAGCGACTCCCCTTACACCTTTTTGAAAAAATCCAGGTTTGCCTTTATGGTCTTCAAGTACAACTTGGCAATATATTTTATGCTCTTCTATACTTGCCTGATTTGCATGAGCATCAGGTGCTGGTCTTTTTTCTTCTTTATCTTCCTCGAAGTGTATTTGTCTCTGTACATCAAGTTGATATAAAACATGATTAACAAAGTATCTAATAATTCCTTCGTCAAATAATTCATCTACTTTGTCAACTGAAGTATTCATAACAAAACCATTCAGTTGCATTTTAATCTTATTGTCTTTAAGTGTTGCCCACTTTCTATTTACTACATTACAAGTCATCTAAACTCGGTGCTCCAATAATATTATAACCACAATCTACATAATGTGTTTCACCTGTCACACCAGAAGATAGGTCACTTAAAAAATAATATGCACTTCCTGCTAAATCATCGAGAGTTATATTTCGCTTCATAGCATTTACACCCTCAGCATACTTTAGCATATCCTTGCTACCTTTTACAGCCATAGCACTTGCTGTTTTAATTACACCAGCAGATATACAATTTACTCTTACACCATTACTGGCTACATCTTTTGCTAAGTATCTAACTGTAGATTCTAGTGCTGCTTTTACTACACCCATTACATTATAATTATCATAAACCCTACGAGCTCCATCATAACTGAGTGTCAAATAAGCACCACCCTCATTCATATATAGTAAACTATGCTTCACGATTTGTATTAGAGAATAACATCCTACTGTCAAAGACTCTGAAAAGTTTTCTTGACTAATATCATAAAACTTTCCATCTAGTTCAGTAAAGTCAGTCATACTCATTGCATGTACTACATAATCAATACTTTTAAAATGTTGCTTTATTTCCATAAAACAATTTCTTACATCCATAGCATTAGTGACATCGCACTTAACTGTATGAGCCATAGGTGAAAGTCTAGTTATCTTTTTCTGTACTGAATTGTTTGGATAGGTAAAGATACATGTATATCCTTCGTCAATAAGTTTATTGGCGATACCCCAAGCGATCGAGCGACTGTTCGCCACTCCCATAACAACAGCTATTTTCATCTATGATTATTAATTCTAACAGTTTTATCAGTTGCGTTTAATGCATCAATGTTAGGAAAGACGCATGACCAAAATTCATTAGTCCATGTTTGTGTAGTTTCATCATAAACATCAAATTGGACTTCTGCTATTTCTGCAGTTAAATCTTTTCTATAAGAAACTATCAGCTGAGATTCTTTACAGACTCTCACTTCAGCATGATAATCCTTAGCATTATCAATATCATGTAGAGTAGTGACTCTTTCTGATAATGGTAGTGTCATTTATTTGCCTTCTTTAAAAATTTACCATCAGGTCCTCGCTTTTGACTAGCACTCTGATGTGGTTGTTTTGCTTTATCTTCTGCAACTTGAGCATCCGCAATCATCTTATCAGCTTCTTCAGTATTAATCTGAGCAACTTTACTTGCTACAGCTGGAGTAATTTTAGGAAATAATTTATCCAACCTCTGTTCTTTAATCGCTAATAAAATTTTTGCTTCATCAGGATCTACACTTTCAAGCATTTCAATAAACAATCCTTCCCTCTTAATAGGTTTAAGATCGTCTCGCTTAAAGATATATCCTATGCGTCTAGCTTCTAGATATAAATTTGTAGGAAACATTCCATCAGGTTCATCAGCCTTTTTAAAAGGTGGTGTTCCCTCTGGTAGGATCCACTTGTTAGCAGGATTAAATGCATTTTCAAATATAATTCTTACTAATGCATCAGTGCCAGCTATTTCTTCAATCTTATCAGGATTATCATTTATATCCTGTAATATTTTATATATAAACTTCTGTGCCATAATTAAAACTCCTCAATTTCCTCTAATAATAAACTGCAACGATTTGACATCAAGTAATTATATAGTGACATCTTATCGCCTTTTGCCTTATTATTTAGGTATTCATTTAAGATAGCATTTTCATATTCCTCTGGGATTTTATCTAGAGAAATACACCTTTCATTCCTATCCCACCTTGCTCTTTCTTCATCAGTAGTACATGCTTCTCTACCATTTGCATAGAAATCCTCAAGTATTTTCTTAGTGACAGGTTTCTGCCTGACACCCTCTTGATGAAATATATCATCAGGAGAAAATATATTTGGTACACCATCACCAGTATCTCCTTTGACAATATGTGTAATGGTAAATTCTTTTACAGTTTCACCTTTATCTAAAACTACAAACTTCTTTTGCATAGGTGAGAACTGTTTTACATGTTCATATTTTTGTAGTTGCTTGAAGTCTTTATCACTTGAGATAATCATTACTGGTTCATTATTACCAAATGTATCTGTATGATTTGCGAGTGCACCTATAACATCATCGGCTTCACATCGGTCAATCCTCATAACTTTATAAGGAGAGTGTTCATCTATCTCTTCTCTTACTTTATTCATTATTGTAAATAAAACATCCCAAGGCATATCATCAGTCTCACGACTCCCTGCCCTTTTAGATTTATAAAATGAATGATAATCTTTTCTCCAATAATTATAGCTGTCGCAACAAACAACCATGTCACCATATTCTTTACCGAATCTTTTTTTGTAAAGTTTAATGCTTGATAAAATACAGTGTCGAATAATATCTTCAGCACCTCTTAGGTCGCCAGACTCTGCTGACTGAATAATATCTTTACGAAAAGACATTATATTGCTTATTGCAACTTGACTATAATCTAATAAAATCATTAAGGGAACACTCTATTAGTTTTCATACTTCCAGGATAGGAAAATGATTTTATAGTTGGATAATTAAAAGATCTCCAACCATCTGCTTCTGTATCAAAGACGACAAATAAATCAGACATACTGTCTTGACCTTTATCACTCTTTGGTAATTTGTCTTCAGGAACCCATCTAGTGTTAGTAGTACACTTCATAGTCCTAATATCTCCATCTGCTTTAGTAAAGACAACAGTGCATATTGCATCTGCTAGTTGTTGTCTCATTCTCATTTTATCTGCTTCCATAAATTTTCTATCATCATACTCATTATTATCAAAGTTTGACATCTATCCTCCCTAGTTATCCAATTATTCTCCATGGCATAACATCTTCAATCAATTCACCTGCAACATAAAGAGTAGGACTCATCTCCTTAGCGATTTCTTCAGCTTCTTCAAGAGTCTCTGCTTCAATATCTTCCGAAGCAAAGATTTTTTTCGTACCATCATTTAGAGTCACATTAAATTGAGTTAAAAATATTGCCATAGTTATTATTCTATATCTAAAAAACTTAAAAGTAAAGGGGAGTGATGCTGATGACCGACTCCCCTTTAAAATCATTTCAGGACGAAATAATTATGCACTCATTAGTGCTCTGTATCCAGCAGCAACAACTGCCCTTGTAGGTGTACCAATACGATACTTCTTAAAGGTTTGACCAACAGAATTAGTTCTGTTATTCAAATAGATTGCATAACCTTTTAATTTAAGGTTTTGAATTACCGCATAAGGATTCGCTACATTGAATCTTTGTGCGATTTGATTTGCAGTAAACTCACTGCCATTTTGTAATGCACGAAGCACTTTAGCTTCTTGCGTTAGTGTTGCTCTAGCCATGTTTCCTCCTTTGGAAAATTTAAAAGCCTGTCTTTATTGACAGTATTATCATTCTACTCTAAAAAAACTTAAAAGTAAAGAATTATCTCAAAAAACTCTAATATGGCTAAAAACTGGGATTGATGGCAGAAAACGGACTCCATATAAGGACACAGGGACGCAAACAGACATGGGTTGGGGTATTTGTACCCTGTGAAATACGCATGCTTCCAGTGGGTCTTAAAATAAGTGTATATATGAAATGGGGGGATTTTACCCTGTTTTTAAGGGTTTTAGATCTCGTTATTGATAATTTCGAACCATTGGTCTTTATCTACATCAAAATAGAACTCTTTACATGAATGTGCCCAGAAATCCACTATATGAGTTTGCTCATTATAGCTGATTGTGTAGTTTCCCATCTCATCTTTCCAGAATGGTAATGGTTCATCGGGAACAACATGCTGTACATAGTAAGCACACTCTTCAGCATTTTGCATAGGCATATCCCATTTAGAATGGAATACATCTCCAGCAGCAGTATAAGCAGTAAGGATTACAAAGAATATGGTTTCTATTTTTTCTACTAACATGGTTCGTATATGGTTATGAGTTCCTCTTTGCCCTTGACTTTAATTTTGTCAAGTTCTTTGGACTCAATAGTATTTAGGGCATCTTTGGTGTACTGTGAATATAGAGTCGTACAATTTTTATAGTTTCTTGTTTGTGCTTCTAATCTAGCAGCAAGGTTTACAGCATCTCCGATAACTGAATAATCAAATCTCATCTCACTACCCATGTTTCCTACAATACATGTTCCTGTATTTACACCAGACCCAATATTAATCTCAGGCAATCCTTTTTCTTTATACATCTTTTTCAGTTCTTCAGTTTCTATTGCACATTCCATACTAGTCTTTACTGCCATCTCCGCATGGTTCTCACAATCTAATGGAGCATTCCAGAAAGCCATAATACAATCGCCCATGTATTTATCTATGGTGCCACCATTCTTCATAACGATCTTACTCATACGATCTAAGTAATCATTAATCAATAATACTAATCCTTCAGGATCGTCATTGTTTTTAAAATATTCAGAGATAGGTGTGAAGCCAACTATATCCATAAACAAGAATGACATCTCTCTTTTCTCACCACCTAGTTTTAATTTGCTAGGATCTTTTTGTAATATAGCAACCTGTCTAGGATCTAAGTATCTTTCAAACTGTTTTCTTATTTGTTGTTTTAAATTAAACTCTAATATAAATCTTGTAAAGGTAGAATGAAATCCTACGATGGTAAGAGTTATGATTGCCCAACTTACATCTACGAGCATACTATATTTACCGAAGAAGAAATATGATGCAGCATGCCATAAACTTATATACATTACTATTAGTCCTACACCTATAACCCAGTATGGTGTAAATCTAGCAAGCAATATAATTATGATACCTACTAAAATAGAAGCGATTAATTCTAATAGTGGTAAATAATCTACTCTAGTTATTTGTTCTCCTGATAAAACAGTTTGTAATGTTGAAGCAGTTATATAATGTGAATACTGTTCTCCTCTAGGAGTTGCTATAATATTTGATATACCAGCAGCAGTTGGCGATACGATAACAGTCTTACCAAATAATAATAAATCATTTAAATTGTTTTCTACATCCATCATTGACATAGTGTGGTAAACCTTATCGTGTCTTAACCATATTCTAGCATTCGCATCAGTTTCAATAGTAGCGAATCCTGGAACTCTCATAGCTTGAATACCAGCATCACCTGCTTTTACTTGATACGATGGGTCACCTACTGCAACTCTAATAACTTCTATGGCTATACTAGGATATACATCTTCACCTATTCTCATTAATAGTGGTACTCTACGAACAACACCATCTATCTCTGGTGCAGTATTTACAACACCTACACCATTTGCTGATTGTCCAAGTTCAGGTATTGGTCCAAGCATACCACCCCATTCAAATAGATAAGGTAAGGGATCGCCAATCTTAGCAACACCTCTTGGTACACCATTCTTATTAATATCATTAGTTCCTAGCTGAGCAATAACAGTTCCTGCTGTTAGATAATCTTTAAATACCCAGTCGCCATCTTCTCTATCTTTTTCTGAAAATAATATTGGGAATACTATTACACCTGCTCCAGCTTCTCTTAATTTTTCTATTAGAAAAGCATAGTGAGATCTACTGAAAGGATATTGACCTTTGGCATCTAAGGTTGCTTCATCTATTTCAACTATTACTATATCCTCTGAAAATGTTTGTTCTTCAGATGCAAGTAAAAAGTCGAAAGACTTTAGTTTAATTATTTCTTTGAAGTTAGGATTTGAGAATCCTATGAGTGCCAGAATGGCAACAGTTATAAATGCACTAGTCCAGTGTGTTAGAATCTTTTTTATCATACCAATCTTCTATCGCTTTTTTTATTCCTTCTTCTGCTAATACTGAACAGTGTATTTTTATTGGTGGTAAATCTAATGCTTCAGATATTTCTTTATTTGTAATATTTTTGGCTTCTTCAATAGTCTTACCAGTTAGCATCTCAACAAACATAGTAGAAGATGCGATAGCAGAACCACAACCATATGTTTTAAACTTGACATCAGTAATCCTAGCTTTATCTGGATCGTTTGCTCTATCAAGTTTTAATTGGAGTTTCATTACATCTCCACAAGCTGGAGCTCCTACCATTCCAGTAGCCACATCGTGGTCTTTCGGATTGAATCTACCAACCGAATGTTTTTCTGGATTGCGTAGAACAGACTCGAATCTTTCTACGACTTTTTTACTATATGCCAATATTATATTTAGTTCTGTGTTGTGGATAAAGTACAGCCACCAGACTGTCCACATATTCCATCTACTGTATAATTTTGACTTGTACCACTATTTTGTGTCAAATCAAAATCATATGAGTATCCCGATAAATCTACTTTTGCCCCATGGCTTCCTGCTCCATCTTGTGTGATGTCTACATCATGAGCACTATTTCCTGTATCCAATAGTACATCAAGAAAATGTGAGCCAGTACCATACTGGAATATATCCACATCATTGCTATTATTATTTATATCAACAAATAAAGTCTTTGCTCCATTGTTATGTTGATATGCTAATACATTGTTGCTACTAGCATCTATATCGATACTCATGAAATGTTTAGCATTAGAATCCCCACTGTTTTTTTGTACTAAGTTTAGAGTATTACTATCACCATCTATATCAAACCACATTCTATGACCACCAGTATCATTAGCATCATCCCCTTGTGATGTATTTACTGTATTAGAGTTTCCAGTAATATCAAAAGCCAAACCATTATCACCACTACTTCCTGATGTTAAAATATTTCCTTGATTAAATGATAGAGTATTGTTGTCGCCTGAAACTTGAGCATCACTTGACCAGTTAGTTCCTATGATAAAATTGTTATTACCAGCTTGTCTAACTGTTAAATCATTATTATCTCCTGAGATGTTTACTTTAACACCTTCGCCAGTTGCTGATTGAGCAGTTGATTTTATAGTTGATTGACCAGAGCTGGGTGCTACAAGTACCTGTGGTTGAGCTGAAGAAAAATGTGCGTTGTTCATATCTAACCAACCAGATGTTGTATTAGTAGCATTATTGCCATCAATTCTATAATGAATATCCATATTGGCAGAACCAGTCCATTCATACCAGTTAATTTGTATTGGATACCATTGACCACCCACACCAGAAAATGAACCATTAGAGTTCCAATATCTTGGACCTTGTTGAGCCCAGTCAGATATGACTGCTGTATCATTAATATTTACTATAAGACCATCATCATTACGACCAGCAAAATATACTGTTGATGTTTGACCAGCTGTTCCTGGATGTTGCCAGTATCCTGTGATGACTACCATTCTCTGACTAGCACCATAATTATTATTATTAATAACTATGTTTCCACTGTCCCAGTTATAATTTAAACTGTCAAGAGTACCAGTTCCTTGTGATGTACCTACATAAGCTGGATTAGTATTATTACAGGTAGAGAGATATGAATTGTTATTAAAACAAGGTGCTTCTACATAAGGTGCATAATGACTAATAGCAAACACCTCATAATTAAGAGTACCACCCCATGCTTTTTCACAGCCAAATATACTTAGAGCAAATAATACCCAAGCTGTTAGAATAACTTTAATTCCTTGTTTTGAAAAATCTTTAAAATCAATCATTGGTTTTGTAAGATATTAATGACATTATCTTGTCCCCCTAATTCATAATCGTAAATTGTAAAATCGTTTTGTGTAAATGAAATAACATAGCCATATTCTTTATCTAATCTTAATTCAAAAAAGTTTCCTGCACCCTCTCTAGAGTAAACCCATTCAGGATCTTCATCTAAAATTATAATGCCAGTGACAGGATCTTTTCCTAGTTGTATATCACCAGTTCCTTTTTTCTTATCAAACTCGCTTCTCATAGCTTTGGCAAGTTCTTTATTTATCTGAGCCAAAATATCTACTAGAAAGTTTTGTTCTAAAAAATCTATATCTAAACCAGTAGTCCAAGTATCTTCTTCTTCCTCTAAGTAATCTATTTCTAAATCATCAAACTGTAGGAAGTCAATATCTAGTGCACTTGCTACTTGGTTATATGCTTTTTCTCTTTCTTGTCCTTCAGCTATCTCTCTTGGTTTGGCAACTATTAATAAGTTTCCAATCATCTCCTCATCTAAATTTAGTATGACTGGCTTCATAGGTTGACTTGCTATTGTATCAACTACTGTTGCCTGGAATGCTTGATTTAAAATTACGAATCCAGCATCAGATTCTACAGCTATCTCACCAACATAACAAGCACCTGTTGTATCACAACTAGGCAATAATATAATAGTAGAAGATCCAACCTCATCTACAGTCATAGTAAAGTCTGTTCCCCTTACAGCAATGGTTGCTGTTGGGGTGGTAATATTTACATTTGTTGCTGAGTTTTTTGCTATCTGACCAGAAGCATATCTTATTGTTCCGAGACTAGCTTTTAATGATAACTTCCCTGTCTTAGTATTAGGATCGTAAACAAATTCATCAATTACTAATTTACTATGACTTGTGACATCAACTCTGGTATCGTCAATAAACTCAATAGCAGTTTTACCATTACCAGTTTTAACTGTATCATAACTGAATACATCTACTTCTTTTTCAGTGGTGACAGATTCGCCATCACTTTTTCTTTCTATACTACCATTTCCTTCATGAAGTGTCACCTCACCAATACTTGCCTTTGCTTCTTGAGAGCATAGTATAAGCATGAACAAGATAGTTAATGGTAAGGCAAACTTCATTTTAAAATGACCATGACAATAACAACATAATCGATGGTTGATGTAATATATCAGTTAAATATGTTCCAACAGATTCGTCAAGTATATTAGTCAGTCTGAGAGATATCGATATCATGGTTATCTCCTGAAGTTGTCAAAGTAATCATTTGGTCATTAATACCAGATTGAACTATATCAACATCTGCGATACCACCAGTATGGGTATGTATTAATGTATGTCCATTAATATCTCCATTACCATCTATATCTATTAGCCAGTTGTTCGTATCTCCATTTACAGTAATTGTTAGGATAGCAGAGTTGCCATCTACAGTTGCTGCTACCACATTCGAGTCAGATCCTGATTGACCAACTAAATCAACATCAGCACTTGCTGCCGATGATGTTTGACCTATATCTAAATCTATATCGTTTGAACTACCAGTGAAATTAATTACAGCATTTGCACTTCCACAAGAAGAGTTTCCTCCAGTGCTATCACAGTTTAAATCTACATTGTTTGAGTTTCCTACTAAGTTAATCACACCAGTATAAGAAGCACCATCAATGTCATAAGTGATAACATTTGAGTTTCCTATTTGGTCAATGTTTAAAGTAGTGGTTGCTCCAGCTGATGATGAAGCAGTCGTGGAATTACCAACTGTGTTGTTTTGCCCATCTTGAGTAATATCTAAATCAAGTGTCGCACCAGATTGTGTGACATAGATATCATTCGCCATAGAATATGACATAAAACACATAACAAAGATAATGTTAATGTATGTCAGTATTTTTTGCATCTTGTGTCTCCTTAAATTTCCATAGAGAGTTTTCCTCTCCTTGTTTTATTATTTCTATAATACAGTGTTCTACTGCAGATCTTATGGCATAATTTACAGGTTCGTTTGAGCTAACTCCACTTTCAACTTCTACTGCTCTCGTTCCCATATCGATGAAACGAAAAGCATCTACTCCCTCTTTATGAGAAGCAATTGTTTTTGTTGCAGATACTGCCAGCATTACTTCGCCAGTTTGTACTGCTACGATTCTCATCGAAACAGTCACTTGGTCAACTCTATACTCTTCATGAGCACCGATGCCAAAGTATCTAACACCAAAACCTCCAGTGTCTATATTAGTATCATAGGCGACAA